CAAAACAGAAGTGTTTGATGGTGGCTTCAAACAGATTATTTTAAAAGAAACTCCAGTAGTTACAGTTAACTCAGTTGCTTATAGTGCTGACTACGGTAAGACATACACTAATTTAGTAAAGTTTACAGACTACGTAGCACGTGATGACTATGTACTTAGTTTAAGTCCAACTGGATTCCCAGAACAAATTAACGGATACAAAGTAGTTTATTTTGCAGGTTACGAAGTAATTCCTAGTGATCTAAAACTAGCAGTATTAGATTTAGTAGAATACTACTCACGCAATAATGGTGCTGTACACAGTACTCGTGACTTAAATCCTAATACAACACAGATTAATTATGTCGCTTCCAGTAACTTCCCCGCAGCGATCAAACGTGTGTTAGATCAATATATGGCGGATTTTACATGAGTATAGCAGACTTTAGTAAAACTGTACAAAGTCAAATTTATAAAAGCTGGTTAGATAAGTTAGAAAAAAATATTATCACTAACTCAACAAAAAGCTTACGTGGTAGCCAACAAGTTTCTGGAAAAACTGACTTTTATCTTACAAAAGATACTGTAATGAGTATGTACAAGACCATTACAGGTAAGCAAATGGATGGCCACGAAGCAGACGTTCTATTATATACTATAGCACAGGGCGGTAGCGCTGGCGGCGCAGGTAAGCTAGAAGGAACTTTTACTACTATTAATAATAGTAAAGCCGTAGTATTTAAATCTATAGGTTTTGATACTATTAGTTCTAGATTAGTAGACGTTTTCGAACACGATTACCTAGTACAAGAAGCATACCGTAAAGCCGAAGAAAAATATATTAATGGCGAAATAGCAGAGCTTAATAAACGTACCGACTTAAAAGGTAAGGCCAAACAAATTGAAATAGATAAAATTGAAGCAGAAGGTAAACGTAGAGCTTCTTTTGGATACTATTTTAACAAAGGTCACGTCATCGGCATTGCCACTAACTTAACTAAAGAATTTAGAAATAATCTAGATAAAGCAGATGCACTATCTAGAAAAGAACGTGACTCCTTGATACAAGTATTAGATCAATATATTGCTAAACTTCAGGCAGACGATTTAAATACTGCTAACTTACCTAATGCTGTTGATCAAGAACTTTATGCAGGGTATATAAAATCTAGTAGTAAGTACCTTGTAGAAATACAGTGTGCTGTTAAAAATCAAGGTTCTGGCCGTGATCAAGCATCTCCTATACTAGATGAGTTAAGAAAGTTATTTTCAGTTAACTCTAAAGATATAACCGATATTTTAACTAAATCACCAACACTAGGAATAGCACTAGTAAATACTAAAGGCTCCTCTAGTTTTAAAGATCTAGTTGCAAAAGATATGTTAAATATCCTTACTGGTAGTAAGCTAGATACTAGACAGTATAAGCAAGCTCCAAAACTTATTGGTAAAAAAACTACTAAGATAAATAAGCCAGCTAGTAATAAAGCTAAAATACAAACTCTTAAAAACCTAAAGAGTAAATTACAGTCAACAAAATCTGATAGTAACAAAATTAGAGAAATGCCACAAATAACAGAAACTGTGCCTAATTTATTAGCGTTAATAAATACACAGCTTCAAGATGTAATTAGTGCAAATATGGGAGATGGCTCAAGCCGTAATGTTTTAAATTACCGTACAGGTAGATTTGCTAGTACTGTTAACGTAGAGTATTTAAGTACTAGCAGAGAAGGAATGATTAGTGCCTTTTATTCTTATATGAAAAATCCGTACGCAACGTTTAGTGCCGGAGGTCGTCAATCAAAACCTAGTAGCAGAGACCCTAAATTACTAATCTCTAAATCAATTAGACAGATTGCAGAACAAGTAGCAAGTAATAATTTAAGGGCGGTAGCATTATGACAAGAAGAATAAGCGTTGTAAAAGCCTTAGCTGAAAAGTTTAAAATAATTGACGGTACTGGTAGTTTCAAAACTAATTTGTTTGATAATAGCTACCCCAAACTTAAATTTTGGGATGAAGTACAAGATTTTCCTTGCGTGTATCTTACCGCAGGCACAGAAATCAGAGAGTATATGCCCGCTGATTTTACATGGGGCTTTTTAAACGTAAGCATCAAGGTATACGTTCGCAGTGAAAGCGAAGCGCAGCAACTATTAGAAGACTTACTTGACGACCTAGAAAAAGTAATTCACGACAACCGTGTATTAGTATACGATACTACTAATAATTTATCAACAACTGAAATATTAATTCAGTCAATAACTACCGATGAAGGGCTACTAGCTCCTTATGGTGTCGGTGAAATCAACGTACAAGTGCGCTACGCATTGGTATAACTCTCGGACTTACGCAAGCATAGCAACAGATAAATATCTAGTTAAGGTGCTTAAATACTTCCAAAAATCACAAAGGAAAGAGTATGGCATTAAATTTACTACGTAATAGTCGAGTTTTTTACACGACTAAATTAAATAGTTCAGGTCAGGTAGACACTAGTGGTCACACTGCAGCAACAACACGAGAACTCCAAGTTTTGGATGGTTTCTCTTTTTCACAAAACACAGGTCAAGAAACAATTACTGTTAACGAAGCGGGTGCTACACCTACTCGTGGTCAGCGTAGTTTTAATACTTCACTAGAGCCAGTAGACTTTAGTTTTTCTACATATATTCGTCCTAAGTACAATGAAGGTGCTACTACTACAGCAGGACCTGACGCTGATGACAAAGTCGATGCTGAAGAATACGTACTGTGGAATTCTATGTCTAGTGTTACAGGCAATGGCTGGACACAAACTGCAGGTGTTGCACCTACAACAGTGCCTTTTTCAACAGTAAGTTTTGCAAATTCAAACGCACACCAATTACAACCTTTCGGTCTCATTATTCAGTTTGAAGATGTTACTTATGTAATTGACAATTGCGCTCTTGATTCAGCTACTATTGATTTTGGTTTAGATGCTATTGCTGCTGTTGCATGGGCCGGAAAAGGTACTTTAATGCGTCAACTGGCAACAACACTAACCATTAGTGGTGCAGGTTCTGTTACAGGCGGCGGTTTTACTGCTCCTAATGATTTCCAGTTAAAAGATACTTCAGCACGTTACATTGCTAATAAATTGTCTACAATGACATTAGGTTCTTCTACTTTTGGTGGACTGACTGGTACAAGTTACGGCAATGTTGCTATTACTGGTGGTAATATTACAATTAGTAATAACTTAACATATTTGACACCAGCAAACTTAGGTGTTGTTAATATTCCTATTACTTATTTTACAGGTACACGCTCTGTTACTGCTAACGTTACAGCATACCTAAAAACAGGTACAGGTGCCAGTGCTGAGTTGTTAAAAGATATGTTAAATGCTAGCCAAAGCAGTACAGCTAACAAGTTTGAGGTTGTAATTAAAGTAGGCGGTAATAACGATACTCGCTTTGAAATTGCTATGCCAACTACTCAGTTGACTATTCCTGCAATTACTTCTGAGCAGATTATTGCTACTTCAATTACTATGACTGCTCAAGGTTCTACTACTGGTGCTGCAGGTGGTAATTACGATCTTGAAGCCAAGAACGAAATTACACTTAAGTATTACGCAGCGGCTTAATCAGCTACTGCATTTTCATAGAGACTGGGTTGATCTCCAGTCTCTCTTTTTCAAAAACATTATTATAAAATGACTACTCTCTCTTTAAAAACACTGTTAGTTCCTTCTAAATCAGTTCAGGTTGAATACCCTGGAATGCCTGGTTTTCTAGTTGATTTGGCATTTTTATCTCGCGAAACGCTTTTGTCGATTCGTAAGAAGTCTACCAAAACTAGTTTTAAAAACCGCCAAGCTTCAGACGAATTCAATGAAGATTTATTTCTACAACTTTATGTTGAAGCAGCCGTAAAAGGTTGGACTGGACTTAAATTATCTTATCTTGAGCAATTAGCCCCAGTAGATTTAACTGGCAAAGACATGGAAGCAGAACTTGGTTACACGGCTGAAAACGCACTGTACTTGATGAAAAACTCAAGTAATTTTGACGCTTTTATTAGTGAACAGGTGTCAGACCTGGGAAACTTTTCGACGACCAACTCCAGCAAGTAAACGAGCAGTTGGTCAACTACTTTCAAAATATGAGTGTTGGCATGACCAA